ATCAGTTCCAGCATTTAAGATCGGTGACGATGATGATGACGGAACAGGAACATTAGCTAACGGTCGCCCAACTGGCTCTGTATGGATCAAAACCACAGAACCAAACAGTGGTGCTCGTTGGATTGCTAAGAAATGGAATTCCGCTACAGAAACATGGGTCACTGTAAATGCTCCGTTGTACGCATCTGGACATGCAGCATTATACTACTTAGATCGTTCAGGTGGCGGAGCAAATATTGCAGCCAACGAACTATATGTTCAAACTAACGCATTAGAAGATAGTAGATACGACAGCTCACCAGAAACAGCAACATTCCGTGTTTTAAAACGAGCAGTAGCAGCGAATGCTAGAACTAAAATCACTTCACAGGCAATTACAGCTACAGAGGTTAGTAACGGTAATTTAACTTGGACAGTGAAACAATCAATTCCAGGCAGTGCTACGCTAGTATCAAAAGCTATTACATTTACAACCACAACAACTACTGGTGTATCAAATGCACCGCGAGAAATCGCAGATGCTATTAATGCTGTTGTAAATTTTGGTTTTGATAATTCAGACCCAGCAAACCCGGTAGAAATTCCTAGTTACGTTGAAGCCAGTGTTACTGTAGACAACGAACTAGTGATCGAACATTCAGAAGGCGGCGAAATTAGATTTGCAGCAAGTGGTGCTAGCTTAACAGCACTATCAACATTGTTTGCACCATTTAATATTGATACATTAACAGGTACTGCTAACTTCTACGAGCTACCAGCTAGCTCAGCAGAAAACTATGTAGCTTCAGGATGGCAGCCATTAGCAGCCAGTGATTTCCTTGCTTCGCCAGATGCTCCAAGCAACGATCCGTCAGATGGTCAACTATGGTACAATTCTGCAGTAAACGAAATTGATATCATGGTACACAACGGCAATACTTGGGTTGGTTACCTAGACGAATTTGCAGCAACTTCAGCTACAGGCCCTAAGGTATCTGCATCAAACCCATACACAGGCGGAGTAACATTTGTTAACAACGACTTATGGATTTCAACAGCAGATTTAGAAAATTTCCCAACAATCTATCGCTATAACAGCAACATCCAAGGTGTTCCTGCTAGTGAAAAATGGGAACTAGTTGACAAAACTGACCAAACAACAGAAGCAGGTATTTTATTTGCTGATGCTCGTTGGGGTAAAACTGGTGCTACTGGTAACACAGCAGCTACAATCCAAGCATTGTTATCAAGCAATTACTTAGATCCAGATGCTCCGGATCCAGCATTATATCCAAAAGGTATGCTACTATGGAATACTCGCAGATCTGATGGTAATGTCAAGAGATATGAAGTAAATTACATCGACCAAACGAAAGATAACGAAAGATACGATTCTACAAATTCACCTTTAGGTAATGCATTAGTTACTGCAGAATCTATGAGTGGTTACACAGAAAAAAATCGTTGGGTCACAGCTTCACCAAACAATGAAGATGGCTCAGGCTCATTCCTGCGCAAGGCACAACGTTCAGTTGTTGTTGCAGCATTGAAGAGTGCAGTCGATACCAGCCAAGAAATACGTGATGAAGAACGTCGTAACTTTAACTTGATTGCTTGCCCAGGATATCCTGAGCTAATGAGTAATCTAGTTAACCTAAACATCGATCGTGGTGTTACAGCATTTGTTATTGCTGACACACCATTACGTTTACCAAGCGATGCTACATCATTAACTAACTATGGTTCTAATGCAGAACTAGTATTAGACAACAACGACGATGGTATTGTTACCTATGACGAATATCTAGCTGTGTTTTATCCAAGCGGATTTACAACAGATCTAGGTGGTTCAAATGCAGTTGTTCCGTCAACACACATGATGTTGAAAACAATCGCATTAAGCGACAATGCAAGCTATCCATGGTTTGCACCAGCAGGTACAAGACGTGGTGGAATTACTAATGCAACATCAGTAGGTTATATTGATGGTGCGACAGGCGAATTCCAAACTGTAGCATTGAATGAAGGCCAACGTGATACATTATATGATCAAAAAATTAATCCAATTACATTCTTTAACGGTGTAGGTTTAATCAACTTTGGTCAAAAGACTCGTGCAAGAAATGCAAGTGCATTGGATAGAATCAACGTAGCACGTTTAACAGTATATCTACGTAGTCAGTTGAATAAACTAGCTCGTCCATATATCTTTGAACCCAATGATAAGATTACCAGAGACGAAATCAAACAGGCCTGCGAGAGCTTGTTGCTTGAGTTAGTGGGTCTAAGAGCATTGTATGACTTTGCAGTTGTATGTGATGAAACCAACAACACCGCAGCAAGGGTTGATCGCAACGAACTTTGGGTAGATATTGCTATCGAACCAGTCAAGGCCGTTGAGTTCATTTACATTCCATTGCGTGTTAAGAACACAGGAGAGATTTAAAAATGGCAATTACATCATTAAATAATTTATCAGTTCCAACCAATGGCGGTACGCAAGTACTGTTGATGCCGAAGTTAAAGTATCGCTATAGAGTGACTCTTCTGGGTTTTGGTGTTGCAGCGGCTACAGAGCTTACTAAACAGGTCAAAGATGTAACTAGACCAAAAGTAAACTTTGAAGAAATCACACTAGATGTATACAACTCAAAAGTATATCTAGCTGGTAAGCCATCATTTGAAATGATTACACTTACATTGCGTGATGATGCTAGCGGCGAAGTACAAAAACTAGTTGGTCAACAGATACAGAAACAATTCGACTTCCTAGAACAAGCATCTGCACGTTCAGGTATCGATTACAAATTCACAACACGTATTGAAGTGTTAGACGGCGGTAATGCTAACCTAGCACCAAAAATTCTTGAATCGATCAATCTATACGGTTGCTTCGTACAGAACGCAGACTACGGTGAATTAGCATACGGCACTAACGAAGAAGCTACTGTCGCATTAAGCATTCGTTTCGATAACATGGAACAATGGGGTGCAGACAAGACTTCTACAAGTTTAGAAGGTGGTATTGGTGCAGCAGTAGGACGTCAAGTTGCTACTCAAGCAATAACAGGCGCACTAGGTACACAAGGTTAATAATTATTATCAGTATCAAAAGAACCCGATTAGTTCGGGTTTTTTTGTGACATAAATATTAGTATGGCCAATAAATTTACACGTTTTCTTAATGGTGTGGGTACCGGACTTACTAATCCTAAAGGACTAGTAGGTAACTGGCAGCATGCCACTCGATTGTTTGTCGACGACACCTATCGATTATCACCTCGTACAAAATTTAACTATTATGTTAGATTTGAAATAGACAAGACTGCACACAAAGCACCGTCATTTACTGCTCGACACGGCGACGAAGTGGGTATGCTGGTTAAGACTGCCGAATTACCTAAGTACAATTTTGATAGTGTTGTAAAAAATCAATACAATAGAAAAAGAATCGTTTACAAAAACTTTAATTACGAACCAGTGAGTATCACACTGCATGATGATAATGCAGGAATCGTAAATGCACTGTGGGCTATCTATTATGGGTATTATGTTACTGATAGACAAAACCCAGTAGCTGCCTACAACGATAACAAATATCGTCCAACTAAAACACCATTAGATAATTTCCGTTACGGCATGGACAATAATATTTCTGTGCCATTTTTTAAAAGTGTTAGTATCTTTACTATGAGCCGAAAAAGATTTTTAGGCTACACATTGATTAACCCAAGAATTAAATCATGGAATCACGGCTCTATGGATTATGCAGCCAACGAACCATCAGAAAGTACAATGACTCTCGAATACGAAGCAGTGAAATATTCTGCAGGTAATGTGTCAATTAACAATCCTAAAGGATTTGCTACCTTACACTACGATCTAGTACCAAGTCCACTATCTGTAGCAGGTGGTGGGGTTTCTAATTTAACCGGGCCAGGCGGAGTGTTAGATGGATTAGAAAGCATCTTTGGAGATTTAGCCAACGGATCTACTTTTGAAAGTTTTGGGGGATTTTTAGGTACTGCAATTAAAACAGTGAATACCTATAAAAATTTACGAGGGCTTAGTAAAGAAGGGCTTAAACAAGAAGCTATTAATATTTTAAGCAATCCAACAAATATCTCCACAGCAGTAAGTACGGTGGGCGGAGTGGTTGGGGCAGTATTTCCCAAGAGTTCCACTAATACTGAAAGTACACAGGCTTTACCAAAATCTTTGGTAGGCGGAACACAATAACATGGCAACTACAAATTTACCATCACAGCCAGTTGAAGATAGTGGCGCAGGAACCAAACTATTTTTTAATAATTACGGTCAAGAAACATTAGAATTCAATGCCAATGATGTCAACAGCACTGTGAGCTTTTTTGAAAGCAAAGGTTTTGAAAAAGATGCAGCATTAGTAGTGTCGACTGTGCTGTTGAAGCAGGCCAAACTAGATGGAACTCCTATATAT